TATCACTCGTGGCAACACTTGGCCTCACTGCGTCACTTGTTCAATCAAATATAAACGCCCTACCCCACGGTACGGGCGGAACTGTTTCTTGTTTCGTTGCTGCGTGTCACCACTCCCTACAGCTTTCGTTGCCCGCCAGCAGTACGTTTCTCGCTGCCTCGCTGGGAGGCTGCCAGCTTCGTTGCTTCGTCACTCTCTGCTTATGGGCATCTCAAGAATTGGTATGTGTAGCAGTGTTCACTATGGGTTGATTGTTGACATTCATGAGGTTATCACCTGTTGCAGGTTCTCCCTGCACTCTATTCTGCTACTGATTATAGCTTTGATTAGCGGAAAGGAACACTAACTACTGTTGCCAGTATTACTATATTCCATACCACTATACTACGTTCAGTTTTAATGCATGTTCTTTTACCTCATCAATATTCTTGAGGTTAATAATTTTATTTGATGTGCATAGGTCGTAACATTCTTTAAGTAAATTGTAACCACTACTGTTTCTACCTATACCAAATACTTTCATATCAGATACCCATATCCTACGTTCTGGCATAGTAGATAACCAACGTAATGCTGGACCATCTACAACATTGCCACCACCGCTATGCTCATCTAGATATGTATCATTTACACGCATACCATTCTTAGCAATGATACGTAAGTCACCATCTTGATAGTGTCCATTGTACATTGCAATGTTAACTGCAGGTAACATCATCATGATATCTAATATATCTTGACCATTAAACTGCATAGAACCTGATGCATCTATAAGTATTGTGCCACCTTTAACACGTTGTTTTTGTTTGAATATCTTTCTATCAATACAAAACCTATTAATGTATTTAGGATTGTAACCATAATCCATAGGTCTATATGCACGTCCATGATTAATTCGTGAACGTAAGTTAACAGACATAGGAGGTTCATGTATAGTCATTGGACCCCACTTACCCATACCATCTGATGAACGATACAACATTTCTTCTTGTAGTTCTGTACGCATACGCTTTTCAATGTCTGGTACACCAGCACCATTAAGTTCTATTTGTTCACCCTCACCTTCACCTTCATCCATACCTGGTGCGGTATTTTGTGGTGGTGGTGCCATTACTTCATCTGGTTTAGGTTTATCTATAAACTCATTAATGATATGAGATAATTTCTCTGCAAGTTTTTGTACCTTACGATAGCTAGGCCAGTGACCATGTCTATGACTGGTTACATCTCTAGCAAATCTTTGTGCTACACCTACTGCAAAGTTAAGTTCTGATTGTCTAATGATATGTAATGTTTCATCATTAGCAGCATCTGCTACAAGATTTGTTATATCTTTAGAGTAATCTAATTCAACTACCCAATTATCTTTTTGATATGCTTTACTAGCTAGCAAATATAATATAATATCTGCAACACTAGCGTGTTTAATCATACGATTAACAGTTGCATAAACTACATCCATACACAGTACAGGTTCATATACTGGTAGTTCAGCACGTACACCTAATAAATAATTAATACGTACTTCCTCTAGTGCATGTATACAATCAGCTCTAGTACCACGTAATAGTTTACCCATTGTTTTAGGTGACCATTTAGCATGACCTAGTTCATGTCTACGTATCATACGACTGTGATTAATACCACAATCTTCACACTCCCTATCCATAGGAACATACATCTGTTTGTTTAGATTATCTGTCCTTGGTTGAGGGTCGTGTTCAGTATTCTCATAAACATTCCAGTCTTCCCCAGTTACTATCTGGGGATATGGATATGCTTTACTGTTATACATTTGCTTTAGATAATGTTATAGCATCTACTAACTCTTCAGCTTTATCACCGAAGATTAACTTAGCTGCAGTTTCTGCAGTAAATCCTTGTTCTTGTAATCCAAAGAACTCTGACCATGCACGTACAGATATACGTTCTTCAGGGTCATCTATCATAGTTGTATCATGTATTACACTATGCCATTCTTCTGGGAATTGTTCCATTGCCATTGGATGTATACTATCGACATAGATTTTTACAGGAAATCTATCCTTAAGTGCAAGGGGTAAGCTTTCTGGTGGACTGTTAGTAGTAGCAACTACTTCGAATCCTTCAGCAGGTCTTACTGTTTCCTTGTCATCGTTATTAAGTGTCAACATTGCTATGTCTTGGTCATCCAATATAGCGTGCAAGAATGTCATTGCGTCTGGTGATGCGTGGTCTATCTCGTTGATAACCAATCTACCGCCATTACGCCATGCTTGTATTGCAATACCGTCATGCCATTCGAACGTACCTGTGCTTGAAGGTTTATAGAATCCTTCTAAGTTTGCAGAGGCAGTATCTTCTGTCATTGTAATCTGATACACATTAGGTGTACCATCTGCATTAAGTGGTGCAGTTTGTTTTACTGCACTGTATGTTTTACCTGTACCTGGTGGCCCGTATAATAATACACGTCTAGTCTTACCTAGTACAGCTTGTATTTGTTTCCAACAATCATTATCCATTAGTCGTTCCTTTCTATATTTTTGAGAAACTCATCAGCCTCATCACCGATGTGTTCCATCATATGGTTTATGTTTTGTGTTGTCATATCAATTAACTTATCTTCATCCTCTGTAAGGTGACATTGTATAGACGTAGGTTCTATTTCTAACCACGCTTTAAATGTACCTGAGTCTTCAGCATGTTGTCTGATATTTTCTATGTCATCTAGAGTAAATGTTTCATCTCTATCAGGATATCCTCCCATAAAGTTAGTCATTATCTCTGCTTTAGAAACATGAACAATTTTCATTGCTCTTGTTATAGCTTGCATAGTATCTTGTGCATGGACTCTTACCTTCCATACATCAGGTTCATCCATTGTCGCTGGATAACCTTCCTTATCTCCGTGTCCATCAAAGTCAGCGTATGCTACTACAACTGTAAAGCATTTGATAGGACGCTCTATCTCTTCTATTAGATTCATATCTTCCTTTCTGTAAAGCAAAGGCAGTACAGAAAGGAAAGATATATTCACCTATCCACACCTCTCTACAGCGGACCGCACCTACGCACTCCTTGCCTTTAACTAAAACTAAATTGTGTGTGCCTTACCAATCCATTGCAATCCGAGGCTAACTTGACCCCACCTATCCTGACCATAAATTAAAACTTTAATGTACCTTAGCTTTGCTATCCTTTCATTACCGCACCGAACCGAAGAGGTCCGTACCGATGCATTCCGAAATGATTATAAACTTCTACGTATCCTTGACCAGGTTGTAACAAGTTGGTCCATGAGTTTAATGAATGTAGTATCTTCATCCTTCATAGCACCAGCTTCTAAGTATTGATTAAGTAATCTAGCGTACACAGTAGCACTCTGTCCTATCCATTTGTTATTAAGTGCTTCTTGTTTCTTAGTTATTCTACTTTGATTAAGATGACCTAGACCTTTCTTTAATGCTACAGTATTACCTGATGCAGTGATACCGAACCCTTTAATCATGTTCTGTACTTTTGTTTCAGGTTTATTTATATCGTCAGCAATTTGTTTGATAGTCATGCCTAGTTCTTCTGCTGTCTTAACATACTGTTTAATTTCTATTGATGAGTATGGTAAGCCATGTTCTACATTGAGTAGATATGATTGACGTACAGCATCTAGTTCTGTATCACACTCTACTAACTTAACTGGTATTTGTTTCTTGTTAAGTTTAAGGTGTGCTTCATAACGATGCCAACCATCTAGTATCCTACCTGTTGGTCGTTCGTTAACACTTTCTACTATGATTGCTGGGAATATTACACCAACTTTTAATGCATCCGCATAAGCATTGACTTTATTCTCTACAATATTACGTCTTGGATATATACTTCTATCTTGTATTAATGTATCTAAGGGCAAATACATATCACCCTTAGATAACTTAAGTATTTTATCTTTGTTAGCAGATACTCTCTGCTTTACTTTAGTTTGTCTGTTAGACATTATAACTCCTTCGCATCTGTGATAACATACCTACCGAAGTTACCACCTTTTTGTGGACGATAGTCCCCTATGCCTTGCTTCTTACCTGCATCTGCAAGTATAGATGTCAATGCATCAAGGCCACTGTCTTTGAAACTAGCTGTCATTAAACTCTCATCAGCCACAATAGTAAATGTCAGTTTCCATTCTTTAACTACTGGACGAGTACGAATGATACCAGCTCTTGATACTACGACTCTTCGTTCGTCTGTATCATATGTTTTAATAGGTCTGTTCTTATGTGACTTAAGTTCTATTAAGTCGAACGGTTCTATTTGTATGTGATTAAGTACAGTCTTAGCTGAACTTCTACCTAGCTTGAACATCTTAGATGCTTCTAAGAATGAAGCTCTAATCTGTGTAGCAGGAACACAAAGATTACCTGCGTCATTTCTATATGTACGCATCTCTGCTTCGTCCGCTTTGTTGTATACTTTTTTACCAACAGTCATAGACCCTGTGTCTATTGACATCATTGCTGGATTGTTAAACATAATACCTGGCTCTTTGCCTTGTATTGTAAATTGGTACATTATATCTGTTGATACATATGTAAGTGTTGCCATTATATTTCCTTTCCTTTCTTATATAGATAGCTTGATAAGTACTTCCACCTATTCACAGCACGCTATGACGTACGGTTCTTAATACCTATCAAGCTACCTACAACAGGGACATCACTTGCGTGATGGCTAGCAATTATTGGGACTAGCATTGTAAGTAGCTTCGTTTCATTACAGTGTGGCTGTAATTAACTAATCATATATTCTATATTCTCTAATGCTTCTAGTTTAGCTACGATAGCTTTATTAAATTCTGCTTGAGTTTCAATAGCTTGCACTATTTTTTGTAGTGTATCCATTATGTCAGTCAATGCAGTTATTGTATCTGTATCCATTATTCCTCCTCGTTTACAGTTTGTTTGAGTGCTTTGTCTATCTGATATCTAACAGCTTCAGCTAACATAGCACACCAACCCTTGACTTTATCGTCAAGCTTTTGGTAGTTAGCAGAACCAGCTGCATTTTCTAAATCATTTAGTGTCCACACTATAACTTGTTTTAATTGGTCTTTGTTTAGTTCGTCTAGTTTATTTATCATATGTTCCTTTCATAAGTTGACTGTCGCTGTCGTATAGGTTACAGCGACAGACAACAACTTAGATGTTAGAAGGGTACATCCTCATAATCTGATTCATCAACGTCAAGTTTCATATCAATATTCAAATAACTTAGGTCATTTGTATATCGCTTTTCACCTTCGTGTTGACGATAGTCTATGATTGCACTTCCAACAGTCCTTTTGACTTGTTCAAAGTCCATAGGTTCTAGTATGTCCTTGAGTGTATCAAGTGCACACTTTACTTTATCTATGTCCATTGTTTATCCTTTCTTTAGACAGTTTCATAAAGGCGTTAGCTAGTTCCAGCGATAAGCACTCCGCTGGGCTAATTCACTAACGCCCTGGGTTTATAGTTCATATCAAGTCATCAATTACCTTAACCTTCCTTGCTTCATTGATATCTCTTGCTACATCAGTCATTACCTACTAACCTACTTCATACTCCTATGGTATGGCTGCTTAAGCTTTTGGTTCATGATGTAGCACTCTCTTTTTGTTAACGCAGTGTGCTATCTGCGAAAGCGATATGGTAGCACGCACAATTCGGTCGCCATTCTGGCTCACCTACTTTCGGCTACCATAAGCTTTACTCACCCTACATTATACAACATAGGGTGTGTAAAACCTATCGGTTTAATAGGCTGCTGTTCCTTCCAGCACTTCAGTGCTTTCAGTTTCAGCAGGTTCTGATACTTCCTCAGTATCAGATGCAGCTTCAGCTGCCTTAGCCTCTTTCTTGGCTAAGTATGTTTCGCTTTGCTTATGCAATGCGATTACCTCGTTTATGTCGAGGTACAATGGGATTGTTTGTAAGGTACCATTGATATACCTTTGTACGAATGTACGTTCACGCCATTCGGTTAGTGTTTTACCTGTAATACCACAGACTACAGGTTGCATTGGTTTTGACATAAGAACTCCTTTCGATATTTGCTTTATGTCTACAATATATATTACTTAATATATATCAGTCATCTTTCTGACTCCAAGAGTCTGAAGAAAGATGAGTGATATATACTATCCTGTGTGATACACAAGATAGTAATAATCGGCAGTATGTTTAGTGTCACATTCGTGACAATAGATTGTTTGTAACATATATTCCTTTCAATATATAATTACTGTCCTGACCTCGAAAGGTCAGAAGGACAGTAATAAATTGTTACTTAATTAAATAGTGCTAGCTTTAGCTGGTCTATCTTGTTCAGTTCCATTCTGGATACTTCCCAAGCATTATCCCCATTAAGATACACTTTGGTGCTACACGCACCATAATGTATATTGAGTGGATATGTCATACCATTTTTAGCTGGCTTCCAGTATGCATCTTTCTTGAAAACGATTTCTCGCTTACATACTCTACATACTTTTTTATTTTTAAATTTATCCATTGTTATTCCTTTCTTTAAATAGATAAGATACATAAGTATCAGTCAGTATTCTGACTCCAAGGAGTCGGAAGAATACTGAATGATAATTATCTAAGATAACGCATATCCTCGATAGCATCATCAATGCATGTAGTGCATATGTTGGAGTGTCCTCCCCATCTATCTCGGATATATCTTAGGTCATAACTCTCTGCACAGACACTGCAGATAGTTTCCTCCCCTGTAAGATTAAATGCACATGGGCGACATTCGCCACCAAAGGTTGGCTTATTGTCCCATGCATTTAATACTGCATCATTATCACAGCGGTTCTTACATTTAATTGTCATATTATATCCTTTCATGTCGGAAGGTTCGAACTCAAGAGTTCGAGAACCTTATAGACATAAAGATATATATTACATAAGACTGTATAGGTATCTTAAATAACTATATATCTCTATATTTTAATCTACTAGGAAGTCATACTGTCTGACTTCAGGAAGTCTGAAGACAGTATGTCTTACTCTGTAGAAAAATTAGAGATACAGTATCTACGATACTGGTCATACGAAGTATGACTACCAGATGTCAATCTGGATGTTCTACATATAGTACGTAAGGTCTGAAATATATGCTGGTAATTCAGAAGAAACCCAGTAAGAATGGGCGTTAGCGGGCATAGGCTTTATTGATGCTGACTAAACCTTTTTATTGTTCCTTGGGTACTGCCTTTGTCTTTCTAGTGTACTGATTACTCAGTGAGCAGCTTTTTGCCTCCCGATGGCACCTTCACCTGTAAATAATTACTTGTGTTTAGTGTTTGTAATTAACTTGACTATAGCATATAATTCTCACTATACAAACATCTAACGAAAGATAGTGAAACATGGTAGATACTACCAATAATGTTATCTGTATTGCAGAGGGTTGCAGAAAGAAACTTAAAGGAAAACAACGTAAATTTTGTTCACCTACCTGCCAAAAGAGGCAGTTTGCAAGAGATAAGTACTATAACAAGAAAGTTGACACAAAACCTATTAATATAGAACGTAAGTCTGACGAGGGCGACTACGCTTCCGTTAGGCGAGGACAGTATTACCGAGCTTTCGTAAGCGAAGGAATAGCTGAACAAGTGGCCACTGGCGATATGGCAGTAGCTGACGCAGCTTCACTCCTTGGTTGCACTTCGGCTACTGTCAGTCGCATGCTTGCTGCCTACAAAATAGATACTAGAAACGAAGTAGCTGCAGAAGAATGGGAGCTATCCAAAGATGCGAAGGCTGCATTAGAAAATTTTTCTAACTTCCGACAAAGATACTTTAGAACAGAACTAGGAGAAGTATACGACACCGCGGATTTTCATACTAACTGGATAAATAACATTATAGATAGTATTGATAACGGTAAAGAGTTACTGATACTGTCACCCCCAAGACATGGAAAAACAGAATTATTAATACACTTTGCTGTATATCAAATATGCAAGAACCCCAACGTACGTATTATGTGGGTAGGTGGTAACGAAGACATTGCTAAGAACGCACTATCTGCTGTACTTGATGTACTAGATACTAATGAAGAATTACAAGAAGACTTTTGTTTACCAGGTACATCTTTTAAACCAGACAATAGGTCAGGAAAGAACTGGTCACAAAATCAATTTACTGTAGGTACTAGAACTGTTGCAGGTATTAAGTCACCTACTATGGTTGCTGTAGGTAAGGGTGGAAAGATATTATCTCGTGACTGCGATATTATTATTGCTGACGACATTGAAGACCACCAAACAACTATGCAACCTGGTGCAAGAGAATCTACAAGACAATGGTGGACTACAACACTATCAAGTCGTAAAGAGGAACATACTGCTGTTATTGTTATAGGTTCTAGACAGCACCCTGATGATTTATATAATCACTTACTTGAATCAGATAACTTTACAAGCATAGTAGAAACAGCACATGCTATTGAATGTGACAAACCTGACCATTTAGAAAATGAACATGTTAACTGTATGTTATGGCCTAAGAAAAGAACTTTTAAATGGTTACAATCTAGGTTACATTCTGCAGAGTCAACAGGTGGTAGACAAACTTTCGAAATGGTTTATTACAATCAAGCATATGTAGAAGGTACACAAATATTTACTATGAATATTATTGACCAATGTATGCGTAGTGACTTAGTACTAGGACAAGTTTACAAAAATCTATATCTTGTTGCTGGACTAGACCCTGCATCAAGTGGCTATCAAGCAAGTGTATTGTGGGGAATAGACCAGTACAGAGGAGAACTATATCTAGTTGATTTAGAAAATAGACGTGGAGGTGGAATTAGAGCTGCGTTAGACCAAATGGCTGACTGGCTACACACTTATGATTGTAGACATTGGATAGTAGAAGAAAACGGATTTCAATCTGCTATTAGACAAGATGCAGGAATAAAAGAATTTACATTACGTACTGGTATAACTGTACAAGGTCACATGACAGGTAAAAACAAACATGACCCACTATATGGTGTAGGTGCTATGGCTGACTTGTTTGAAGATAAAAGAATACACTTACCTACTGGTGATGGAGAATCTAATGCAAAGGTTCAACAATATAGGCAACAACTGTTATACTTTGATGGAAAACCTGTTTCTAAAAGAAACAAAGAGAAGACCGATATAGTTATGGCTAGTTGGTT